TAGAAGATAATCCTAGTGCTTATTCAGACCTTAAAGACCAAGTATATGAGATATTAGGAATATGAAAGTCCGAGATCTAACCGGCCAGATTAGTACGTGGAAACTCACCGGATGTATCGTTACAGCCAACGACGACAGAAGACGCTCCCAATTACACATATCAGCCCGCAATCTGCTTTACCAACTTTTTCCTACTTCACCTATTCTAGAAGAGGTTCCGGTTTCCATACTGCCTCTCTCAACCCATTATTTTGACTTCTATATTAACAAGAATAAATTAGCGGTAGAGGTTCATGGACAACAGCACTATTCTTTTAATACCTTTTTTCATAATACCATACATGATTTTGTTAAGCAAAAAAAGGCAGATGAGAACAAAAGAGAATGGTGTATAATTAACAATATCACATATATCGAACTACCTTATAACGAAAGCATAGATCAATGGGAAGCGAGACTCATGAACCGCTAGACCGAATGAGGCGGGTCGATCAAGTGCTGGACGAGTACGAGGGACAAATCGGCCTGTCTAAATTTCAAGAACAATCCGCTCATAATATTGAGCCGTACCTTCAAATGACTCGCGAGCGAATTGAGAAATTAACCTCCGAAGATTGTGCTGAAATCGCCGTCTTGCTGGGAAGCTTCTCCTTCTATCTACAACGGTGTTATAATAGAGAATTATCTCGCGTCCATTGGGCCGAAGATACATTAAAAAGTATAATAGCGGGCCGGGAACAACAATATTCCGGATCATGGAATAGCCAATATCACCAAGCTATTAAAGAAGACGCTTATGCTAACAAGATGTTTAAGTTAAAGATCTACGCTCAACAACGGGTGGACCGAATAACCTTCCTTTCTACTTCAATAAAGCATTTATGTGATTTGCTAACAAATTTGCAACGAGCAAGGAATTTAAAATGAACAAGCAACAACTTATAGCCAAAATTTTATCTAAATTAAGCGAAGACGATTTACGAGAGATCTTACAAGAAGATAAACCTAAGAAGAAGCGTAAAAGAAGAGGTAGAGGGCATAGGTCTCAACGAAGAAAGAGGCCGCAACAGTCGCCATCACCCTTATTAGAACCCTTCGTGCTAACTAAAGAGGAACAAGAGGAAATGGCTATCGCGGAAAAAGACGACGCGGCTTTTGTTCCAACTCAAAAAACCAAACGTCCTTCTGGACGAATCTCGGTAACCTGTAGGGTCTGCCATAAGACCGAAATGGTTTCAACAGGTCTAGTTACCGATACGACGCGATATAAATGTAATAAATGTTCCTGCAGCGCATGTGGTTAATCTAAAATGATGTTATCTGATACCGTGGCCGAAAGAGCCGTACTGGCTAGTATTATTCGTTATGGGGCCGCAGCATATTATGATGTAGCGGATATTATTAATAGTAATACATTTACAATCGATTCGAATGTAGTGATATATGATTGTCTACAGCATATCTTAAAAAATAATGAACAGCAAGATTTGGATCTCGCTATCATATTGTCTGCTGGTAAAGAGCTAGGGCTAGAGACATTCCTATCTAGACCGCAAGAGCTATCCCACTTATCCGCTATAATGAAGTTTCCTACTTCCATTAAGAATACGCGAAAGTTTGCCGCTAAAATTCGTAAGCTGCAAATAGCTCGATTGATGTATGATCAATTAGAGGCAACAAAGGATAAGTATCTACAGATCAAGGGTGACGAATCTATTTCGCATATCTTAGGATTGGCTGAAGAGTCTATCTTTAATTTTACCGAACTACTTAATGATAACGACGAAGAGCCTCAAAAGATATTTCATGATATCGAAGAATACTTATTAGACAAAGCCGAACATCCGGTAGACCAAATAGGTATCTCGACAGGATTTCCTAAGTACGACTTTGCAATCGGAGGGGGATTAAGAAAGGGCACCGTTAATATTGTTGGGGCAAGAGCTAAAGTTGGTAAAACACTGTTTGCGTTAAACGCAGGTGTTAATATAGCCAACAAGAACATTCCCGTACTACACCTAGATACCGAAATGAGGCGGGAAGACCAACAGGCTCGTGGTGCCGCTATGTTGTCAGTCGATAGCGAAGGTAAATCCACGATTAACGATATTGAGACGGGACAATTCGCCCAAACAGACTATCGTAAACAAAAGTTAATAGAACAATGCAAGCGGTCTAAAGACACTCCGTTTTTTCATAAGAATATTGGCGGCAAGCCTTTTGAAGATCAGTTGTCTATTATTAGACGTTGGATTGCAAGAGTGGTCGGTCTAAATGATCAGGGTACCGCAAAAGACTGTGTCGTTATCTATGACTATCTAAAGCTAATGGACGCGGCCGACATGAAAGCTAAGAATCTTGCGGAATTCCAAATGCTAGGTTTCATGATGACTTCTTTGCATAACTTTGCTTTGCGATACGATATTCCTATATTAGCCTTTATTCAGCTTAATAGAGACGGTATTACAAAAGAAAGTACTGATACCGCTAGTGGTTCTGATAGAATTATCTGGCTATGTTCTAATTTCACTATATATAAGAAAAAGTCGGATGAAGAAATAGCCAAAGATGGCGAAGAACATGGTAATCGTAAACTAGTTCCGGTTATATCTAGACATGGAGAAGGTTTAGAGCAAAATGACTACATAAACATTATTATGAGGGGTAAATACGCAGCGTTATCCGAAGGAAAGACCGCATTAGAATTAGAAGACGGCGGAGATTATACCAATGACCCAGACGACTCACGAGACGTGCCCTTCTAAATATTCACAAGACGAGTTAAACTTATTGACTCAAGCATTAGTCGATAATATTGAAGACGTCTATGAATATTTCCAAACGCCATATTCGCAAAATCAAAAAAGCTGTCTGTCTCGATGCTTTATTCATGGGGGAGATAATGGTTCGGCGTTAAATTTGTATCACAACGGAGATTATCGCATACATTATAAGTGTAGATCGCATCAATGTGAAACATATTTTGGAAGTTCCCTTATTAGCATGATTCGCGGGGGACTGTCTCACCTTAAATATCAATGGCGATCTCCGGACGACCAAAAAGTTTCTTTTGTTGAAACGATAGAATTTATTAAAAATTTTCTAGATACTTCAAAAACGACCGTTCGTCCTAAAATGAATCAGGAAAACCATAGTTTTTGTAGTATAATACACTATACCCAAAGCGACTCCACGCCGCACACCGTAAGTCTAGAGACTTATAAAGGCCGCGTAAGAATTCCATCGGTTTATTTTATTAATCGTGGATACAATAGGACAACATTAGAAAAGTACAATATAGGAGACTGTCTAACAACAAACACTCTTTTGGCTAGTAGGGCTATCGTTCCAGTTTTTGATTCTACTGGTACTAATGTGGTGGGATTTTCGGGACGCAGCGTGTATGATAAATGTGGCCTATGTAGTCAATATCATGATCCCGATAAACCATGCTATGCTTTTCCGAAATGGAAACATAGTAAAAATTTTCAAGCCAGCCATCACTTATATAATTATCATAACGCTCTTCCGTATATTCGTAAGTACGGGACTGTTGTGATTGTAGAATCGGTGGGGAACGTATGGCGATTAGAAGAGGCGGGTATCCACAACGCAGTAGCTATTTTCGGAGTGAATTTAAGTAGAGAACAAAGGGCTTTATTGGATAGTTCGGGGGCTATGTCAATTATACTGGGGCTCGATAATGACGAAAATCAGGCCGGACAAATGGCAGCCCAAAAGATACAGAAACAATGCGAACGACTATACCGCGTGTACGTACTTAACCTTTTTACTAACGACATTAGCGATATGACAGTAGACGCAATAACGTCGGACATTAAACCATTTCTTAACCAAGTAATTAGTGTATATGGAGAGTACGTATGACGCAAATAATAGGGTTCGCCGGTAAAAAACAAAGTGGTAAAAATACCGCGTGTAATTTTTTAGTGATGTTAAAACTGCTAGAATGCCGGGTGTGTGAACGGGCTAGATTAAACGAAGAGGGTGTGATTGAAGTATCCGATATTTTTGGAGAAAGGGGAGAAACAGAATGGACTCCTTTTCAAAGTCCGACTGTGAATACCGATCAAGTACTATCACAACTAAATGAAGTTAAGATATATTCGATCGCCGATTCTTTGAAACAGATTTGTATAGATATATTGGGCTTAAAGCACAAGCAGGTATACGGAACAGACGAGGACAAAAACACCAAGTCACGTATTAGGTGGTCTTCGATGCCGGGAGTAGTAACTTCGGCTATATGTTCCGAAGAAGAATTTCAAGATAAAGAATTGCATAAGTATGGACTAGTTTATCGTCCGCATCGCCTTATGACAGCACGTGAAATTCTGCAATATGTTGGTACCGATATCTTTCGTTCTATGTCTAATAATGTGTGGATTTCTGCCGTGCTTCGAAGAATTCAAGCGGAAAACATGAATCTAGCTCTTATTTGCGACGTACGTTTTGATAATGAAATACAGGCATTAAAAAAGAAGAAGGGCTTCTTAATTGGGCTGAATCGTAATTTCTCGGCTGCTACAGATACTCACGCGAGCGAACAAGTCCATCTAAAACGGTGTCACACTACAATAGACAATGCCGAAATGACTATACCGGAACAAAATAAGGCTATCTATCAGTTTTTGAAAGAAATGGAATGCAATCATCTAATAGATATCGAGGTATAAATGACTATACCGATAGTCTATTTTAGGAGTAGTTCGTTTAATTGTCACCGTCTATGTCCCATGCAATATTATTCCGAATATGTGTTGGGTTGGGACGGATTAGGCAATAAAAAGGCTGACAAAGGAACTATAACCCATAAGATACTTGAGATTTGTGCTCTCTCTAAGAAAGCCACTCAAGACGGTATCAAAGAAATCAACGATGATGCTATCGGCAAAGTAATTACGGACAATTATGATCCGGAATACTTAAGCTCTATTGGTACTAGGGTGTACCAGTTCTATACCAATAAATTTGATTATCACGTTGGGCGTAACGCTTGGACCGACAAAGACCACAAAGATTGTCTAAGTTGGGCGTGGAAGGTGTTAAAATACAAAGACGGACTCTTTGATCCTTGTAAGCGAAACGTGGTGGCTGCCGAGCCGCACTTTGATTTTGAACTGCCTTTTCAGTGGGCCGAATATGACTATCCACAGCATAATATTAAAGGCCGCTTAGCTCTTAAAGGAACGATTGATCTAATCACCGATTTAGGCGACGGTGTCTACGAGGTAGTAGATTGGAAGGGGCTACCTCTAAATACATTACTGCCGACTCCTACTGGTTTTACTACTATGCAAAACGTCAAGATAGGAGATATATTATTTGATCAGTACGGAGAACAGTGTAAAGTAGTAGGAAAGTCTAACATAAAAACAAAACAATGTTATCGTATAACATTTGACGACACCACGTCCGTTGTTTGTGATGACGAACATTTATGGAAACTGTCTAGTGGAGACACGGTTGAAGTGAAAGAACTTCGGGCAGGAGATACAATAAATGTATGCAAGCCGTTAAACTGCGAGTCAGGTCCTCTTCCAATACACCCGTATGTACTAGGCATGTGGCTCGGCGATAGCAGAAACAGAAAAGCATTAGAAAACGATAGACATGATAAAACGTATAATGCTACATCTCATTTTGCATCACAATTAAGCGATTTAGATTTACTAAATAATAAATATATCCCTAATATTTATTTAAGAGCATCTATAGACGATAGATTAGATTTATTAAAGGGTTTAATGTGTAGCGAAGGACATATTACTCGCACCAATCAATGGGTGGTATTTACTACCTACAACGTAATGCTCCTTAATGATGTCCGAGAATTAGTAATGAGCCTAGGTAGTAAGCCTGAGGATAGAGGCGTAGATTCTATAGCTTTTCGACTAGTAGACATTAATCCTGTTCTTAATAACACAAGGACAATAGTTAGCGTTGAAGAATCCATTGCACAAAAGACACAATGTATCGCTGTCGATAGTACAGACAATACATACTTATGTACCGAAAATATGATACCAACGCATAATACAGGACGCCGTATAGACTGGGCTACCGGCAAAGAAAAAACCCAAGCGTCCCTATTTTTTGACCCACAGCTTCGCCTATATCATTATGCCTGCAAGCATATGTATCCAGACATTAGCACTTTCATAATTACGATTTACTTCATTAATACGGGCGGTCCTTTTACTGTTCACTTTCAAGATTCAGATTTAGAAAAAACAGAAGAGTTAATTCGGAAACGGTTTGAAGCGATCAGAGATACTAAAGAACCACAGATTATCCGAAGACTGAATCCTCAACAAGGTTGGTTCTGCAAACGTCTATGCTACGCTGGCAAAACTACATTTGAAGACACGCATATTAAGCCGCAAACGGAAAGACGTATGGGGCAATATACAAAATACGGAGAAGTCATGAATAAGTGTGAACAAATGAGATACATGATTAAGAAAAAGGGTATAGAGTGGGTCACCGATCATTATACTCACCCAGATCATGTACATGGTGAGTATGGCGAAGGTGGTGGTAAAATACAGGAAAAGACGTAACATGTGGTGGATAGCCATGCTTTTAATATTCTTGTATATCATCGATGAAGATCAAGGACAATAAACTATGAACCTTACGTTTGAAATGGCTGTACACTTTTATGAAAGAACACTGAGACATATTGGTTTAGTTCAGAGCAATATGCTAAAACTACTTAAAAAAAGTAATTTATACAACGCTCTCATACTCCGCGTTTATGAGCATGATAGACTCTAAATTTGCTGAGCCAGAATTAGCTCCGTATATGTTATTAACATGGAGATATCATTTAGCCGACCTAGGCCGTAAGCTGGAACTAGATGAAGAAGATCAACTTAGAATAAGAGAGNCAACTCTACACCATATTATCAGCAACCCGCATCATCCAGAATATCATGCTCCGCAAGCATTTTTGGCTCAAGACCGAGACGCCGTTCCCGATCAAATCGTAGACGCAACTAGCATGCCAATGATTGATATTGCGGAAATGGTGTGNGACTGGGTAGCCATGGGACAAGAACGAGGAAATTCCGCNAAAGACTGGGCNGATAAAACGGTGAACAAAAGATGGAAGTTTGATCAAGAGCAGGTGAAAGAAATTTACTCTATCATAGGATTACTAGAAGATGATTGANGTCGCTATTACCGACAAAATGAAAAAAAGAGCACAGAGAAAAGCTAGACAGCTAGGTAAGCTTAAGTGCTCGATTACCAGAGGCAAGGGAAATATCGCCGGGTTTTTGGGTGAAGAAGTAGTCGGTGAGTTCCTACAAACTAAACTAGATAATACTAAAGACTATGATCTAATCTAATCAAGGGGCTAAAATACGACGTTAAAACCAAGCGGTGTACCAGCGAGCCCAAAGCTGATTATGACTGTTCTATTGCCGCCTATAATACTGTGCAAAAATGTGATCGATATATCTTCGTGCGGATCGAGAACATCAATGGTCGGTGGGGTAGGGCGTGGATTTTAGGTTTTCTACGACAAAACCAATTATTTCCTACACGCGAGAAAATTACGCAAGGGCGAACGAGACGGCAGCAACGGATTTCTAGTCAAGGCCAATTGCTACAATATACCTATCGCAGCATTAAATGATATTGAAGACTTAAGGAACACACAATGAGTACACGTGGCTATACACCACTCCATGTACATTCGGAATATTCTCTGTTGGATGGGCTATCGTCGTGTGCCGATATTGCCGACAGAACAGCCAAACTAGGTTCTT